GCCGTAGCCGTAGCTGATGCCGTAGCCGTCGCTGATGCCGGAGCCGTTGCGGATGCCGTAGCCGTTGCGGATGCCGTAGCCGTCGCTGATGCCGTAGCCGTTGCGGATGCCGTAGCCGTTGCTGATGCCGTAGCCGTTATCCTGATAGTTTTTACAAGCATCCACCATTTCGCCAAACGACAGCACTTTCTTGATTTTGAGCGTTCTGCAAACGTTCTTGTCGTTGCATTCGATGTTTTCGTCATAGGCTTCCACCAGCGCGAATTTATTCCACTGGATCAAATCCCGATATTGCATGCAATCAACAGGATTCTCGCAAAAATGCAGCCCCCAGCCGCATTTGGATAGTTCGCCGGTTACTGTGTGTACACTGCCTTCGACATCGCCGTTTTCGTCGGCGTAACAGTAGCCGCCGTAGCCTGTCCAATCCCAGTTGAATATCTTATAACCAACCGCTATCGGTTTTTTCCCGTCAAGCATCGACGGGGCTACGCGTTTTGTTTCTTTCATCGTTGTTCTCCTTTTACTTTCTTATCGCCTCGCGCATTTCTGCGATCGGAATATCTAAGGCCGCTGTCAGCGCGATTGCATTGCCGATCGTCCAGTTAGCAGACGGCTTTTCAAGTATCGTGCTCAGCTGTGAACGCGTTATGTGCATCTTTTCCGCAAGCCGTGTAAGCGACATATCAAGTGCGGCTTTGCGGCCTAACACGAGCTCTTTCAGCGGATCGCGCGGCACACGGTCAAATCGTGTTTTCGGCATTGTGCACCTCCGATCTGATATACCGTTCGCGCCTTTTAGCGCACTCGTCCTCGGCTGTGTTGGCAAACCACACAAGTGCTGATATTACGCCGCCGACTATGAAAACAACGCCCATGACGGCTATGAAAAATAAAGCAATCATCATTCTTCCACTACCAGCCTGTCCGCGCAGAATTTGACCATAGCATCAACCAGGTCTGCAACCTTAGCGCCAGTATCGTTCTGCATCATCCTGAGTATTTCGTTGGTGCTTTTGCGAATAGATATCTGCGTGTAATAGATTTTGTCCGGCGGTAACTGCCGTTTAACTACGAATTTATCTATTTCTTTTGTCATTGTCCTTTTCTTTCCTTTCTTGCACAGCACCGACCCATATGGTAAAATCACACGGGAGGTGATACGCTGTGACTGTTGATAAAATGGTTGAATACTTAGGCGAGCCGTATTGCGCATCCGTAATTGATGGCGAACGTGTTGTGTATCGCAAACTTAACGAAGATTTTGACTTTGAAGTATCGGGAGTACGTCAGGGTAAAATGCTGTATTCGTTATATGTTTGGCGGCTTAGACCGCATCGTGAAATCGTAGGGGTCTATCACAACATTCATGGCGCAGAAGTCTTGAAAGACTTTCTCGGCTATTGCGCGATCAGGTACGGAAATCGTCTAAGCGGTATTCAGGCCGAACGCGAAGAGCTGTAACTATCAGCGCCAGTTCGTATCGGCTCAGCCCTGCGCGGTTTATAATGGTTTCAAGCTCATTTAACCGCGCAGGGTCTTTTTCTATGAGCTCAAATCTGCGAAAGTCCATGCGCTTACCTTCCTTTCCTTATTGCGTTTTCTGTAACTTGTTAAGTTACTTTTAACTCAAAAAAATATCGATCAACTCATCGTGAGAACGTATCTCCAGCAAGGTAGCGAGTTTTTTAGCATCATCGCAGCCAAGCTTTCCATTTCTCATTTTGCTATAAAATGCGCGTTCGCTTATACCAAGACATTGTGCCCCTTTATACAACGGTAAATCACGTTCAGCGAACTTTCCTCGAAGTTTTGCGGTATTCAACAATTATCACCTCCTTGTAACTTTTGAAGTTACTCGCATAATACCACCGAAAAAGTCACTTGTCAAGTTATTTTTTTCTTGACTTCGGAATTTTTTTGTGTTACATTTTTGTCACCAAGGTTAAGGAGGTATTTTAGACATGACGGTTGGAGAAAAAATTCGTGCTTGCCGAGAAGCAAAGCATTTAACCCAATCCGAGTTGGGCTTAGCGTGTGGTGTTGCCAAGCAAACCATTTTTAAATATGAAACAGGCGTAGTTACAAATATACCTTTAGATAAACTTCAACTTATCGCTTCGGCTTTGGATGTAAGCGCAGCTTACCTCATGGGTTGGGGCGCTTCTCAAAACGAAGAAAGAAAAAAGCCCTCCGAATACGAAGGACTTTCTGCTGCTAAAATCAGTTTAATTGAATATGCAAAGTCTGTTCCCGATGATAAGGCCGAGCTGGTTTTAAAAGTAATTCGTTCAATTGTGGAAGCCGATTAATTACTTTGTCCACCTGCTCAGGGGTTAAGCTTAATATGTAGTCTATCAATTCCTCTTTCGCTGTCATTCCCGCTCTCCTTCCGTTTTTGCTCATTCGCTATATTTCGTTAATTTTAGTTGACTTTTCGTTTATTCTGCTGTATTCTAACGTTTCGCTTTGTGAGTTTTGCTAAAATATTGTTAACGTTCACTCTCTCGTGTTGATTTTTTCTAAGCTTTGCGTATAATAAAGATGTAAGCAGCGATGCTTACCATGACATTGAAACAACCGTTCCATGTCAGCCCCAAGAGGGAAACCCTTACCTTTAAGTAGGGACAGAAAAAAGCGGATAACCTGAGCCGAAAGTCAGGACAGAAAAAAGCGGTGAACCCTTACCGTAAGTAGGGACTGAAAAAGGCGAGATGGGCATTTCCTGTCTCGCCTCTTTTAAATGAAATAAACGAGAGAGATATATGGAAAATTTAAAAATCTATAGGGTTAAAGATAAATACGTCGCCTTTTTACACAGCCGTGATAGCCGAGTACAGCTCAACAAGCACCATTTGCGCCCTTATGTTGGAGTCGTACTTCACGTCGGCGAATTTAAATATTTTGTGCCGATGGAATCACCTAAACCGGCTCACGAAAAAATAAAACCGGGAATACATATTCTCAAGATGGACAAAGGCAGATTGGGTCTGCTGGGCTTTAACAATATGATACCTGTCAGGGACGATGTTTTGATATCCTTTAATATCGATGACGAACCAAGCGCCCATTACGCAATGCTGTTGAAGAAACAGGCGTATTTCTGTAATCGAAACAAAACCGATATACTTAACAAAGCGTCTCGGACTTACTATGAAGTCGTAAACAGTGAAAACAAGTTTCTCAAGGAGATTTGCTGCAATTTCAAGAAGCTTGAAAAAGCCTGTAAGCAATTTGACCCGAACCGATAATCAATATTAGCACTGGCTCGGAGGGAGTCGAGCCGTATAAATAAAGAAGTCCCGCCGAGAAGATCATCTCGTAGAGCGCGAGATGGGTAAAATAAAAAATGCTCACCGAGAATATCTGCTCCCCTGAACGGGGAGCTTTTTAATAATTGTCAATTGTCTTGTTTAGATACGATTTATGATTTATTATCTGCTTTAGATATTAGCACAATTGCGTATATTCGTCCATTCTTGTTATGCACAAACATAAAACATCCTTTTTGTGCAATTTGCGTGATGGATTATATAGGCAATGTTCACAATCTGCGATTGCTGATGTTAAGCAATCAGCCGAAATTATTGAAAATCGTGGAATTGTTGGGGTGTAAGTGGTATAATTGTTAATATCCACAAAATACACGGGTTGATGATTAAAGGGAGGAAAACATGAAGAAATGTAAGTATTGTATGTCGGAAATTGACGATAAGGCGAAAATTTGCCCACACTGCGGTAAGCGTCAAAAGAGAAGCATTATAAAGACTATTCTCAGCTGCATCTTTCTGCTTTTCGTAGTACTGGTGATAATCGCAATAGCTACCGGCGGCGGTGATAAAGACGAGGCCGGTATCATGACTATGGATAAGTTTAATGCCATTCAGAACGGTATGACCTATGAGGAAGTCGTTGAGATCGTCGGTGGCGACGGTGAGCTTTCAAACACTGCCGGTGACGGCGAGTATAAAATTGAGCTCTATACTTGGGATGGTAACGGCAGCATTGGCTCAAACGCTAATGTTACCTTCACAAACGGTAAAGTCTCCGGCAAGGCTCAGCTGGGATTAGAAGCGTCAGCCAGCAGCAAAGAGAGCACCTATGAAACTAAGCGTGACCTTTTTGAAGATGAAAATCTTAAAGTTACATTTTTAAAAGTATACGAAGATGATAATGCAGAGGGTATGCTTTATCTGCAATTGAACGTAGAGAACAATTATAAGCAGCGGATCACTGTTATGCTTGAAAACCCTGTTGTAAATGGTTATAACACAACCACTCTCGGCGCAATGCCTATGGAAATTGACTCGGGGGCTCAGAACAAAACGCCGTTTATCTATAATGAGGAAAATGTCAGCATTGATAAGCTGGACGATCTCAAAAACATTAAATTTAATATTTCTATCTATGACTCCGAGACTATGAGCAATCTGTTCACTTCCGAGCAAATAGTCATTGACTTTGAGAATTGATTTTCAGATTGCCCTGCCCGCCGCTGCAACCCGGTAGGCAGGGCTTGTAACAGATATCCCTTGTAAACCTTTTATCTGCTACGGTTATAGCGTAACAAAATGTACCTCCGAAATCTACAACGAAATCGCCGAAATGACGCTTTTTCAGTAGTTTCGCCAAAAACAAGAATACTTTGGAGATGATAATTAACCGTGCAATCGACTTATGAAATTCCCGATTTGACTGTGGTTTTCGCCAAAATCCGCAAAGGTAAGGACGCATCGGGGCTAACTAATCAGGAAATCGCCGACAAGTCCGGCATCGCGTACAACACCGTATGCAATATAACCGCCGGTACTGCAAAGCAGGTTTCGTTCCACAGTGTCGCCGCCATATGCGTTGTTCTCGGCCTATCGCTCGATGAAACGTTGGGTTTGCGCGACACCGATACTAACGACTATATCCGTGAGCTTGAGATTGAAAACGCCTGCGCAAAAAATGACGTTGAGCACCACAAGCGCATGAACGCCGTTTACAGGCCGCTGATCTTCTGCCTTGTCGGTGTATGCACAATTCTGCTGTGCGTGGGCGTGGGATATATCATAGTTGATATACAGCTAAAGAACATCGGCTTGTTCAAATCCGGCGGCTTAACGGTGCTGGCCGTGTTCCTGGCGGTCGTGGTGCTTGCTGCCGTCGCCCTGATCGCCTTTGCGGTGAAAACCGTAATCCACGATGCCAAAACAACAAAAAGCCCACAGGACTGACTCTGTGAGCATTATTCGCTATAAATGTATTTCCAGCGAATATCTAAGGGGGTTAAAGCGAATAATGAAGTGTAAAAAATGCAAAGCAGATATACCGGATGAACTTCATCCCGTGTACTGCTGCTACTGCGGCGAGAAACTTCAACGCGAGCGAAAGAAGAAAGACGAGATCAAAATACCCACGCCGCGCAAGCGTGGGCAGAAGTGGTATGTTGATCTTCGGCGCGAGGGCGTGATGGTGATCGAGGCCACCGAGGCCGAGGCGAGGGCAAAGGCGCTGGCAGTTCGCACGGGAGTTGTCGCCGCCGAGAAAAAGCGCCCCCCACTCACGCTGCGGCAGGCAATAGATAATTATATCAACGATCGAGATAACGCCCTTTCGCCTTCCACCATTCGCGGCTACTACACGATCCAGCGCAATGCGTTTGCTGATGTAATGGATGAAGATATCCACGCCGTGCGCAACTGGCAAGCCGTTGTTAACGAAGAAGCTGGGCGCGTCGCGGCGAAAACAGTCAAAAATGAATGGCGGCTGACTAAATCGGTGCTGAAGCAAAACGGTGTTGCTTTTGATGTTACATCGCTGCCGCAAGTAGTACACGACGAGCTCCCGTGGCTGAACTACGATCAGATAAAAATATTCCTTGCCGCTGTGCGCGGTGCACCATGCGAGCTGGGGGCGCTGTTCGCGCTTCATAGCTTGCGCCGTTCCGAGTTGTTGGCGTTGACGCCTGATAGAATAAAAGATGGGAAAATATTAGTTCACGGAAGCGCAGTATTGAATAAGGATAATAAGCTTATTCAGAAGCGGGAAAATAAAAATACTCCATCTCGCCGAGAAATTGAAATTATGATACCGCGCCTTGAGGAACTTCTTGCAGAAAGCACTACGCCAGTTGGTACACCGTACATTCGTTTCAATCCTAATACTCTACGCGCTCAGATAAATCGGATCTGCGAACAAAGCGAGTTGCCGCTGGTTGGCGTTCATGGTCTGCGGCGCAGCTTTGCATCGTTGGCGTATCATCTCGGCTGGGCGGAGCAGCAGACAATGAAAGTCGGTGGTTGGGCGGACTATAAGACTGTGCACGATATCTATGTTAAGCTTGCCGCAGCCGATGAAAAGCGTGATATAGATCGTATGAAAGCGTTCTTTAATTGAAAATTTACAACAATTCTTACAACATCGGCGTAAAATCCTTGATTTATCAATACTTTTAGCTGATGCTTCACGGGTTCAAGTCCCGCCTCGCGCACCAAAAAAAGAGAAATCCCGTAGTTATTGAAACTGCGGGATTTTCTTTGTTTATCAATGATTTGCGGGTTTTGCACTGCGCGGATATTTTCCACAAATTTCAGACAACATCTGCCGTTTGTAGGGCTTTTAAGTGGTCGTTTTACACCACTTTTTACACCACCTAAAAAATGGACGGTGTTATTCCACGTCCACAATCCCGAAATAATACGCTGCCATCTTTGCATTGGGGCTTTTCGCGTCCTTATCGAACAGAAACGCCTTTGCCATGCAAGCGTAAAATTCGGGTGTGCCTACGTTGTATTTGTTGGCGACGGTGCAATAATCCGAATACATCATGTTCATTGCTACGTTCCAGCAATAATCGGATATATGATCGAATTTTACGCCGATGGACTGTGCGACTGCTGTTGTCTGCGCGATCGTCCAGTGCCCGCCGGTCGTGCCGTCGTCGTTCAGCATTTTAGAATTCCATGCCTCCGCGTCGTCACGAGTAAATTTACCTGTGCGGCATAGACACTGTTCCATGCTGTCTATTGCTTCCCAGCAATCTACCATGCCATGCACGGCCTGATACGTCCGTTCTGTGGACGGTGAGGCCATATATTCAGATATGGCATTTTCAAGCTTTTCTTTATAGGCTTTGATTTTATCTTTCATAATCAAACACCCTCGATTCTTTATATTTTTTGAAGGTTTCTAAAAATTCGTTTGCGCTTTCTACTGTAGAACAACTACAGCAGTAGTGAAGTTTGAACAAGAACAAAATGAAGTCCACCCCTAAGTTGTCTTCATTCATGCCAGCTTCACCATGCTTGCGCAAACGTGGTTGATTGTACCTGCTATGCCGCTTATGGCCGCGCTGATAGTGGGAGCACTATTGCAGCATACAGGGATATAAATTGTGGTTTCGATGTGCAGTGTGTAAATGTTGTTTGCTACGGTCGTTACCTGTGCATCAGCGCAAGGCAGCGCGACGGTATCTTTAAAGGCTTTAAGCTCGGCCGTACCGGCTGCGCCAGCCGTGAACACAACATCATAGCTGATGCGATAAAGGCCGCTGGACGCGACTACAAAGCCGCCTGTGACGGTATCTATCGAACAGCCGGTATCGGTGTTCAGGATGCCCAGCACGTTAACGGGCGTACCGGCAGCAACAAAGGTCTGCGCGGTGTTATTATATGCGTTCTGTGCACTTTTATAGTGTGCGTTTTTCAGTTTAGAATTGCAAGCCATAATTATAATTCCTTTCTTAATTTATTAATATTAAAGCCCGGGCAGCGTCGTTACCGCCCGGGCTAACGCTGTTAAAGCGGATAATCATTTAGGGTTATGCGCAGCAACCGCCGCCGCAAAACGGGGATATACCGGCGTTGTAGGTATAGCCGTTAGGATAGCGAACCACGCCATACATACGGTTATCCATTTCAAGGCTGGCAATACGCGCCGACTGTTCGGCAATACGCTGTTCAAGCTGCGACTTTTCCAGCGCTGCAAATTTTGCTTCAAGATTTGCGTTAACGCCGTCGATGGCGCGCTGTGTCTTGCAGCAGCAATCGGCAAGCTGTGCCTGGATGCTGTTGCCGGTCTGCATAATGGTCATGTTCGTGCCATTCTGAGCAAGCGCCATCTCTTTACCGAGCTGGCCGATGTTGCCCTGCACATCGTAGCCAAGATTGCAAATGCCGTTGCCGATATTGGTAAGGCGATCATTAAGCTGGCCAAAATGCTGGCCGAAAAGGATTTCCTGCTGTGATGCAGCGGTTGCATACTGGCCATAATCGCCGTTGCGATTGCCCCAGAAGCCGCCGCCCATGAACACAAACAAAAACAGGATGATAATCCACCATGCGCCGCCATTGCCCCAACCGTCATTATCGTTGCGAGTTACGGCGGCGATGTCACTGAGAGACATAGTATCCATAGTTTTCTCCTTTCGTCAGAAATTTTATATAAACCGTGTCGACCCGGCTTATTTCAGAAATTTCATAAATTCATCTGCTTGCTGTTTAAGCTGTTCAAACTGCGCCTGTGACATTCTGCCGGAACTTAAAAACTGCTGAACTTGCTGCTGGGCTTTTTCGGGTGTCATGCCCTGCGCGAATTTTCGAAATTCAGCTATCATTGCAAGAGGGTTATTCGGCATTCGCTTTCCCACGCTTTGCCCTAACATCTGCATCATCGGATTTGCCATTTAACATGTCCTCCAGTCGCTTTATTCTGATTTCAAGATCATTCACGTTTACTTCGGGCGCTGGCTGATAAGGCGCGATGGAATACGGCGTTATCGTCGGATAACCTGCGCCGTCAGTCGTTTTCAGCCACACTATAGGATCGTTTTCATCCAGCAGCAACACCGAGCTGTCAGCGGCCATCCTGAACGCGTCAGCGCCGTTTCTGCCGTTTACTTTGATAACTTGACATCTTTGCGGCATCTGCGCTCCTGTGCCCATCTGTGGCGTGTAGGGCGGTGCATATCCATAGCCGTTTTCGTAACCGTACATTCCGTTCATGGGTTAACCCCCTTTATTTTTTCTGCCTAAATCATCGCATAAAAAAAGCCCCGTAACGTGTCAGTTACAGGGCGATAATGTGTCATAAAAAAAGAGGGTAACGCATAATGCGCTACCCTTTAACTATGTCCGCTATTTTGTTTTTGATGCTGCGTATACGCCGGTTGATCGTCTCGACGCTGCAATGCTGCCGATCGGCTATTTCGATGATGGATAATCCGTCGGCGCGTAGATTAAGTATTGTCTTTTCTTCAAGCGTAAAGCCGCATTCAGCTATCAGCCGTTCGCGCAATGCCGTTGGAAATTGCAGCTTGCATTTTCGCTTCGGCTGCGCTATTTCTTTCAAGGCTTCCATTGTCACCGCCTATCAAAGCTTCATAGATGATATCGGCAAGGTTTGCCGATGCTTCGTCAATGCCGTTTATCCGGCAAAATTCTTTGATGGTTGCAGTCATCAAACAGCCTCCGTTTTATGGTTTACAAGGGATTATTTATCACACTTCGGCTTTTCGTACTCCATAGCCTGCCTGCTGTCGCTGACTCCGGCGGTCGTCGGGTCTGTGACTACGCCGAGAATGGTAAGCACCGCAAACAGCGCGTTTATAACGGCCAGCAGCTTATCGCCCAGCGCGTCAAGCTTGAGATCGATGCCGAACACCGCCGCCACTACCTGAACAAGCAGCAGCAGCGCCGGAATGAGCGCGAGCCAAAAGGTTTTGTTTTTAAGTCTTACGGTCCAGTTGATTTTCATAAATGTGCCTCCTGTTGATGATGATGATTTTTCATGTCGTCCTCAAGGTCTGCTATCCGGTGATTTGCCACCTTGAGCTGTTCCTCTAATACAGGCATACGCTTTGCAAAGTTGTTGTGCTCCCTGACCTCTCGTGTCAGTTCGTTCACCTTTGTTTCCATGACCGCCTGTGATTTGCTGTTACTGATAAGTACGCCGACAAGCGTTAAAACACCAGTTATGATAGCGACTATTATGCTTTCTGCCATAGGCTTACTTGCCCTCCATAATGCGCTGACAGAAGATCATTACCCTGAGCATATCCTCCGTCAGGTCGATCACGCCGTTGCCCTTGCCCTTGATTATGCCGTCCTGCATAAGCTGCCTGACGGTGTCGCGGTAAAAGCCCTCCGGCACATCCTCTATCGTTTTCCATCTTTCCATTTCTTCATCCTCGCTTTCTGCTGTATATTTCGGCCTGCCGAAGCCGTAGACCGTACTGCCGAGATACCGGGTAACGCGCTGTACGGCGTTGCCGTAGTTGCCCTCTATGGTAACGAACGTATTGCCGTTTACGCTTTCAACAATGCCCGTGTGGCATGGCAGCCCGTCGCGGCTGTCGCGTTGAAAATACTGATCGCCGACCTGCGGCTTGGTGAAAAGCCTCGCCTGTCCTGCGTAATACTTCGCCCAGCTCACGCAGCTTGCGCCGTATGGCCCGGTAAGGCACAGAATATCCTTTGCCTCGCTGCCTGCAATGCGCCAGAAGCACCACGCTACAAAGCTTGTGCACCATTCATAGCCGTTCTTCGGCGTGTTCCAGAACTTCGCCTTATCGAGCTCGGCCTGAAACATCGTGAAGTTGCCCCGTCCGGCATTGTCCTCAAAGCTGTATAAGTCCTTATCCGATGCCTTTTCCTTATAGCCTATGTACTTTGCGGCTAACGTGAGCACCTGTTTCGGGGTAATGTTCATTCCGCATCCTCCCACGCGCTCGGCAGCGCCGACGCATCGTATACAACATTATCCTGCAAGCACCTGTGTACCTTGCCGGAAGCGTCCTTGTAGCATTCGCCGGTCATGTACATGCCGCTCGTTCCGAGAGGGGCTACCCATGCTTTAGCCTTTGCAGGGTCTTTCGTGTGGCACAGCCCCCACAGAGCGCGAAGCGTTGACGGCCTGCCCTGATAATTCGCGGCGTTGTACGGCTGTATAAGCGTCCACACCTGCCCCTCGTCCGCAACCGGCGTACCGGCAGGACATGCGCTGTAATCCTTCTGCGCGTCGAAATCGGGCACTTTGCTTTCCTCCGCGATTATCGCCGTGCCGTCCATCGTGCTTGCGCGTCCGCGCAGATTGAGCGCATCATCCGCGCCCTTTTCCTTCATTTTGGTCATGGCCTCTGCCTTTGTCATACGCTGTTGACTCCTTCCCTGTATGCCGCCTCAAGGTCGCCGGTGCTCACGGCGTTTTTCAGCTCGCTGTCCTTGTCCGCTACGACCTGTGCGCCGTTTACCGTTTCGATCTCGCACTTCGGCTCAGTGCCGTGCAGGCCGTCGTCGGTAAGCCGGAATACGGTGTCGGCTATCTGCGTTACCGTTTCGCCGGTCTCCGCGTCGGCGTATTCCTTTGCCACCTTTGCGCATATGCCCTCAGCCTCCGCTTCATTGCACAGCACATAGCAGCCGTTTGTGTGCAGCCGGATATATACGAAGCTGTCGGAATATCCGGCGATTTCGTTGTTTACTTTTATTGCGTACATGATCTACACCTCCTTTATCAGCGCTGCGATATAGCGCAGGTCGTCAATCGGGGCGCTGTAAAAATCGTTGTTCCACAGCCAGTGGTCGGCATGGTCGCGGCGCTTGTACTTTTGGCACAGCTTGTCCGCCCACACCTTATCCCAGCGCTGCTGATATTTGTTCTCGGTGTCGTATTCCTCGCGCTGCTCAAGCGTTTCGGTTATCTGCGATATCAGCTTGCCGCGCTCCAAGCCGTTTCCGTCATCGGCGCGGCAGAAAAAGTCATGCGCCGTCTGACTGGTCTCGGTGCATATCGGACTGCCGTCAAGGAACAGAAAGCCGCTCTCGGCGCTGACTATTGTACCGTATGGGATGTTGACCCTGCCGCACAGGGCATTAAGCTTTGCGTTCTTTCGGCATATATACTCAGATTTCATATGTATACTCCCGTCACACAAAGAATATGGGGGCTTGTATACAACCGGTGGTATTCGTCTTTTCTGCGCTTGTATTTCGTATTCTTCCATCAAGACCAATATCATAGTACTGATTGGAGAAGCCCGACATAGTGGAGAAAAGTATATCTCTAAGTCTAACGTAGCCCACGGCATAAGACTCTTGGTTGCGAGTCCATGTTAAGTTGTCATTCAAAAAATGTTGCGCCGAGTTTCCGGCAGCATAATATTCGTATTGCTCTTGCTTACCCGTGAGAAGCGTCACGGTCTGTGTTGAGGCTGTTCCAAAGACTTCAATTACACCCAAATTTGTTATGCCGACAGATTTGGAGGAGACTGTTGAACTCGATTCCGTTTCGTATTTAGTGACATTTTTTAGCACGCCCTTTAAATCAGTAGGCAGCTTTTCGAGAACCTCATTCGGGGTCAGCAAAAGGTTATAACCCTGTGAGGCACCTCGATAAAGTCCAATCTGTTTACCGTTTTGTTTACCGATATGAAAATGTGTTCGGTTTGAACCTTCCACAGAAGCATTGTGGTTAAAACCTATGATAAACACATCCAGCGTTGTGGACTGCCAAATAGCTGTATCTGATGCCGCGCCAGTCAGAGTTATAGATTTTGTATCGCCTATAGACCAATATAAAGGCGCGTACCCGGCCGCGCTGACTGCACTTATCTGCGCCCACGTACTATCGTTCAAGGATGCACCAATGGTTAAGGTTGTGGCTACAAGGCTTACTGTCCGCTTTGAGGTCTGATACCTTTTCTTCGCGTTATAGGCGAAAGCGCGATAGTAATACGTTGTTCCGGCGGTCAGACCGGTGTCGGTGTAAGTAAGTGCAGTGCCCTCGTAGACGACCGTGCCGTCGTTGATGCCCGTAGGCGCAGAGCCGGTCTTGCGCACGATGCGAGCGCCGACAAAGCTGTTGTCCTCGTCGGGGCTGGGCGCTGTCCATGATAAAGCCGCTGTCAGCGCCGTAGTTCCGGGTATTACCTTGAAATTCTCCACCTGTCCGCACAGCTGCGGTGTGCCTCCACCGCCTCCGCATCGGTTTATTAAAGGCATTACAAATCCCTCCTGATTATTAATGTCACCGGGATATCCGTTGTCGGCTTATCGCCCAGCGCGACGAGCTGGATGCTCCCTGCCGCCTGTGTGCCGCCGACGATCATAGCGCCCGACAGCGCCTCCAGCTGCGCCTGTGTTATCCCGTTGTTTTCTCGCGGCAGAAGCTCGACCGCCGATGTCGCCGTAATGTTCGCGTTGCTGACGGTGTATTTCTTTGCCGTACTCCAGTTCGACGCATATAGCGTTAAATCCACTTTCAACGACCGCCCCGCGGAATAGACCTCCCACGTATACCCCGTAGCCGCCGCCGCTGTGCAGTGATAAACAAGCTTTGCCGCCGTGTCGATGTATTCCTGCCCGACAACACCAACGGTCGATGTCGTTGGCGGCGCGGTGCCGATGATGGGCTGAGCGTTGCCGAGAAGATTAAGCGCTTCATTAATTGTCGGATCGTCGCTCGTAAGCCCTAAAGCCGTTTTGGTCTCGTCCGTCAGCAAATTGGATTTTGACAGCGGCGTTCCGATAGTCTCGCATCCGTCAGGGTTCAGTGCGATATCCAGCGTTGCATTTCCGGCAAGCAGCTGTGTTCGCCATTCCGAAAAGCTCTCAGGCAGCGATGAGGGCGCTTTTAGCTTTCTCGACGTGCCGTCGCCTTTGATTACGGTGTTTTTCAAATGCTTTCCTCCTATTCTCCGCAATAATACAGATTAACGTATTCAAATGCGGCAACTGTTTTGTCTATCTCGTCATACAATGACTGTTCCAGTTCGACGAGCGCCGCATTTATGAGATAGAGCAGATATTCAATGTCATTCGCGGTCGAAAAAGTGAGATTGCGCATGCTCGTCGGCACTGTAGGCGCGTCGACCGGCAATGTAAGCTGTCCTCGCAGCTCGGTAAGGTTAGCAAGGTATATTTCCATTGCCGCCTGCATCGGTATGTCCGTGACCGCCCAATCGGTCTTGGGATTGACCGTGATGCTTTCGGGGTCATACGGCAGAACAACGGTAACGTCATTGCCGCCGCCTCTCGCCGCGCTGTATGCCGCTACCCTCTGCGGCAGCGTCTTCATTTGCTGCGCGATATACGAAACGGCCTGTCCGACGCGGTTTAAGTCGGTGTAGTTATACGCGCCTTTCATACCGGCCATATACTCCGTTTTCTCCGCGTCTGTCAGAGCGCTGAGCCCTCCGGCGAGTATCTTTCCCTTTAGCTCGTAAACGCGGTCTACATCGGCTTGTGTGCGGTCATATATAAGGTCGTCGATCACACTCATATCAAAGCTTTCACCTTTACCTTTCCGCTCAGAGAGCCGTTAAATGTTATCTCATCAACCAGCACGAGCGCGTCCATCTCGTCGGTGTACATGGTCTGCAAGCCTATAATGTCGCCGACTTCGAGCTCGGGATTGCCGCGATACGTCGCATCGTAAGTGTTGCGCATTGTAAGATACTTTTTGACATGCTCGGCAAGCGCGGCGCACATATCGTCGTTGGTTATGAGAGGATTTGTCTCCTTATCGGTTTCTCCGTCCAAATTCACGGGGTAAGAAACGACCACCGAGTTTTCAGACAAAGTTTTACCTGTTATGGTCACGGTTTTAGTGCCGGAGGATAACACCAAATCGGCAGCTCTCGCATATATATCGGAAGATACAAGCGTACCGCCGGTAACCGTGATTTGTACATCCGCTGCAAGACCTGAGAACTCAATATGTAGGTTGGTCTCGGCGGTCGTCCCTTCAAATAGCACACTACTGTCGCCGTTGGCCGTGTAAGCGTATTTTGCGACGGTAACGGTCTTGAGCTGATCGATTTTTGACAGCGTTTGACTGTCTTCGGATATCGTAGTGAAGTCCAACGTATAATCCGTTTCGCGGTAATAGACCTTGCTCACTCGCGCTCGGCGATAAGGTAAACCGCCGAGAATAGTGACCTCGAACTTTGTGCAGTCAGACGCAAGCGAGCTCGTGATGACCGTCTCAGCAGACGTTATACCGCTTACGACTTTGGTATCAAGCAACGTATCGCCGCTGTAATACTTGACCTGCACCGACGAGGGATATTCATCTATCGGCGTATCAAAGCACAGCGTGAGCACCGGTAGATCATGCGATACATCGAACTCCTTAGTAAACACCGGCGCTGTGTCGTAATCTCCGCTGCCGTCCGACATGCTCTGACTTACATAGCCGCGCCCCGACGCGTCCTCACTTTCGATAAGCACCTGTTCTTCCCCGCCGTCAAGCGCCCAACGATTGAGCTCAAGCGTGATATAGGTGTTATCCATCTTGTTGCCTTTATCAACGCTGTTCCACTCGCTGAACCACATATGGCCGTTATCCGACCATGTACCGTTGTACATGCCGATAATCGTAACGCCGAACGGCTTAATGTGTATGATATTATCGTCATCGGTGAACAGGCGGCAGCGGCAAGCGTGGGCTATAAGCTGCAAGCAATTCATGTGCGTGTCGATAGGAAGCGCGGCAGTGGTTTTCATCTGCTTCAGTGCGGGGTCTATCACCCAGGGATGCGTTCCGAGCTCGGTAAGCGTCAGGTCTGCATCCAGCAGCACTTCCTCTGCCATGTCGTAAAAGGTCTTTTCGCCTAACTTGCTCTTATAAAAGCTGCCCGTTAAGCTGCCGATAAGCCCTGTGCCAGTAAACGTAGCCTGATTTTTCGAGGCTTTGGGCTTGCTGTTCAAAACGTACTTGTCGCCCTTAGTCCACTCGACATTTCCGCCCGGCAGCTCGTAGCCGAAGCTTATAGTTACCGGCGAGTTTTTGTCGACATAGGCGTACATGCCCGTAGGATTGTCAGGATCATATTTATGCTCGTAATCCAGTATCGCAAACTGTATGGTCTCTTTCGGCAGTCTGCGGCTCAAGGGGTCTACATCGTGCGACTGCTTCGTTGATACGATATCACTGTTGGTAAACGTTTTTTCAACGCCGTACATGATACGCTCCAAACGTGGGCGGCGATAAGGAAGCATATTACCAAACACGAGTTCGATCTTGTCACACGAGGCTACGCGAGCCTCAAAAGCTGACTCGGTGTCAGTTACACTTATTGTTTTATTTTCGACCACTTCATTATTAAGATAAAACTTTGCGGTAATCTCAAGCGGCCACTCTTTAGTACGCGTATCAAAAATAAACGTAAGCCCGGCGAACGTGTGAGGGGCGGTAAACTCCCTCGTCAGCACTGCGCTTGTAGTAAACTCACCGTTTGCATTACTTATAAGCGTAGATGTAAAGCCGTCTTGCCGCGTATTGCCCGTGTTCGATATCAGAATGATTTGAGAGCCGTCAAGCCCCCACCTGTTCAACTCCAATGTCGCATAGGTTTCTTCATAGTCATATTCGTAATCTATCGTGTCAAATTCCGAATATCCCTGTGCACCGTTGCTCTCCCACTCGCCGTCTGTTGCTGCCGCTACGTCGACGTTTGAAAACGCGACTTTCACATACGAACGGTTTCTGAGCATAGACCTCATGCTCAACTTGTAAGCATCGCTTACCTGCTTCACGGTCTACACCTCCTTAGAACGGCTCGCCGCAATCGATAAGATTGACTTTACAATTGATATAATCCAGCGGCAAGCCAGTTTTCGGGTCAAGATGAAGCGGCTCGGCTGTACGGTCACCGGGGTACATTTTTCGCGTTGTCCAGCGGTTATTTACCATATCGGGATAGCTCACAGTCACATAAAATCGGCTAAACTCCTTCAATATAGCCGACCATTGAGCAGCGGTAAGATAACCCCATTCAAGGTTGTTTATCTTCTGCTGCTCGCGGCCTACCACCTGACCGACAACGACTGCATTTGCGTTTCGGGCTGAGTCAACAATAGTGGCGACCATTAAATTCAACCCCCGTCGAGGCGTGGGATATGCCTTGCCGTTGATTTTTATAAAGCTATTCATATCCTCACGCCTCCTTAATAAGCGTTTGCAAACGCACCAACATTGACTCTGCGGCCTCTGCTCTGGTTGTATCGATCATAAGAATGGCCTATCGCGTCATCACCGATATAAACGTCCATATTCTTAGACTCAACCACGTTGATAAGCGAATATATTGCAGCGATAACGCCGTCATTTGCATTAGTAACACCGGCTGATATGCCCTCTACAATCTGGTCGTTGTTGGCTACCGCCGTTCTGCGTCCCATTGTGCCGACCATCTCAGCACCGGACTCACGAGCAATAAACAACTGCCCTTCGTTCGGAAAACCGCCCTCTGCAAATCCAAGCGCACTGCCAATTGAAGATGCAGCATTTGAAAGGCCGTTTGATATGGCACTACCAATACTGGACAAAGCGCTTCCTATCGCACTAACAGCACTCTGTGCCGCGGCTACAGCGCTGGTGAGCGCCCCTTTTACTGCACTCACACCGGCAGAAACAATGCTTTTCATTTTGTTCACAAAGCCGATAATGGAGTCTACAACATTTGAAATATGAGTTTTTAATCCATCCCAAATACTGCAAATCATTTCTTTCATGGAATTGAATATTGAAGTCGCATTAGACTTAATTCCATTCCAAGCACCAGAAAGAAAAGACTTAACATTATTCCATACAGCACTTGTGTTAGTTTTTGTGTTATTCCATGCATTTGTGATAGCAGTATTAACACTGCCAAAAACCGAGCTCGCAGTAGATTTAATCGTATCCCACACTCCGGAAAGCGAAGACTTAATAATATCCCATTTTGATGTGGTATCAGTACTTACATTATTCCATGCACCGCTAATAGTAGTTTTTAAATTTTCCCACGTAGTGCTTGCTCGCGTTTTGATGTTATCCCACGTGTTTGAAAGCGAAGTCTTAATATTGTCCCATTTAGTGGAGGTATCAGTACTGACGTTGCCCCACGCCATTGAAATAGTGGTTTTAATACCATTCCAAGTATTACTTGCTGTAGTTTTTATGCTATCCCAAGTATTGGAAAGCGAGGTTTTAATATCATCCCACTTTTCTTTTGTGTCGGTTTTGATATTTTCCCACTTTTTCTTAAATGTATCTTCTACAGATTTAAGAGTTTTTTCTACCTTTTTGGTTAAGAAATCCCAGTCTAACGCAACAGAAGTAGCCAACGACGCAGCCCCTGCCATAATAAGACCTATTCCGAACCCTGCACCAACGCCTGTAAGCAGCAATATAACGCCAAGCGCCAGTAAAGCCCCTCCGACTATGCGTGTGATTTTGGTAATTGTTTTCCTGACCTCTTCAGGTATCTCGTTCCATTTAGGTTCAACCGAGCTTGCCATCATTAATGCACCGGTAGCCAAGAGCGCAAGGCCGATAGGTATGTTAGTACCCGAGAACGCCAAGAGCGCACCGAACGCTATAAACGCAATTGATACTGCTGCTGTTATCTCTGCAATAACGCCTTTTATATTGTCCGATAGTTTATCCCAATTCGGTACAACAGCTGTAGCCATAGTCAATGCACCAGCTGCCAAAAGCGCGAGACCTATAGGCAGGTTAATGCCCGAAAAGGCTAAAATTGCACCAACAGTTATAAACGCTAACGATACAGCAGCGGTTATAATTGCTATTACGTCTTTCACTTTTTGAGGCAACTTGTCCCAATTCATGAGCGCGTTTGTTGCAATGCCTATTGCACCAGCTGCTATGAGTGCTATGCCTAAAGGCACATTTACGCCCGATAAGGCTAACAATGCGCCAACCGCTATAAGTGCACCAAGTACAATGCCTTTAATTGTGGTTAGGGCATCTCTAATATGATCCGTGCTCTTTTTCCAATTGATAATTGCCGCAGTTACGAGTGCAGCAGCACCAATTGCCATAAGAGCAATACCTAAAGGAATGTTTGCCCCTGAAAATGTCAAGATTGCTCCCAGTGCAAGCAATGCGCCGCCAACCACACCAAGAATTAAAGCTAACGTATTTGCAATTCCGTCGGTCATGCTATTCCAATTCAGTTTAACCGCAACAACTAAGCCAGCAGCGCCAGCCGCCATGAGCCCCAAGCCAAGAGGTATATTTGCACCGCTAAGTGTTAGAAGCGCACCAACTACAAGTGAAGCTCCTGATATAATAATGAATAACTGCGCAAGGGCTTCCTCAATGATGTTTTTCAGTTTATCGATTTTCATTTCAATCGCATCACTGAGAAAATCATACTCAGGCAATTCAAATTCAAAGCCACCGCCACCGCCGCCTGCACCGCTGCCGGAAGATGATTTGTCTTCCGGCTTGAATACATTCAGCTCGTCAAAACCGGCAGTGTACTGTTTAAGCTTTTTTGCAGCGTCGCCAGCACCTTCAAGATTGTCCTCAAGAGCGCCAGCGCCGCCTGCTGCATTATCAAGGCCGGAATAATCAATGTCCGTCAACTTAAATCCGAACAAACTTGCTATAGCATTTGCTATTTCTCTTATAACCCTCAAAATAGCAATCGCCACGGGGAGTATCGCGTTGAGCATCGGGATAAAGATATCGCCTATTGCTCTCGCGCACATAGTAAACTGCGCCTGCAATATTCTGAGCTGATTAGCCGGAGCTTCAAGCGAACGTGCCATATCACCCTGTGCAGTCGTTACCTGTGTCATAATGGCGTAATAACGTAGCTCGGCTTTCTCGGCCTGAGTCATTGCCGATACACTTTCATTGATACCCAGTGTATACGCCGTCTGCTGCAAACGTGCCTGAGACAGGTCATAGCCCAACCTACGTAGCGGCTCAAGCTCGCCGGAAATGCCGGACTGCAATTTTAACATTGCATCTTCAACGCTTATATTAAAGAACGAACTTATATCATAGCCTAATTGCGTCAGGTTCTTGCTCATCGTGTATGCTCGATCTGAAACAGAACCAAAGCCCTCTAAGAGCGTGTTAAATATACCCTGATTGCGCATCCACTCGGCAGGGTCAATACCCATGACCTCAGATACAGTCTCGGCGTATTTCTTCGCTTGTTCGGCATATTTGCCCATTGATGCAGTGAAGAGGTTTAAGTCTTCCTGATATTTATTCGACTCTGTAATAGCCGAGCTTATCAAATTCGACACCGTACGCAGCGATAAAGCAACGCCGCCCAATTTGAGAAGTCCTGCCGCTTTGCCGAATTTGCCAACACTTTTCTTGCCCTTTTCACTGGACGAGATAAGTTTTTGAATTTTCGATGGAAATGCCGAGAAACCGTTAGATACCTTTTGCATCTCATCAGCCAGTGGCTTCATAGCCGCAGCCAGCTCCGACATTTGCCGCGTGAATTTATCAAGATCAACTTTTTCAAGCTCTCCGACGACTTCGGGGAGCTTTTTTATTTGATTAATAAATGTAGTCAGTTTCGATTTTCCGAGCTCAGAAAGCGGCCTGAGACCGTCTGCGAGGCCGACAAGCTTATCTTTTGTGCTTTCGTTAACACCGGCTAAAGCATCGTTTATCGCCTTTATCTGGTTGGCAATAGAAGATGATATAGTAACCTTTCCAACGCCCTTAAGCACATTGAGTGCACCTGCCAGAGATGAAATCTTACTTGCTGCATCCGACTGACTAAAGCCCTTTAAAGCATCGTTTAATTTTCTAATGCTGTCAGCGGTCTTACTAAGTCCACCCGTGCCGCCTGATGTAGCGGTTTTTAATGCCTTGAGTGTATCTATCAGAGCTTCCAAGCCTTTGACCGTATCTTTGCTGTCATTGACTATCTCGAACTCCAAGCCCTGAATTTCTACATTATCAGCCATCCGTTACACCACCTTCTTCTTTAAATCTCTTGTTATTTGACATCATAAATGCCTGCATAAACGCTTTTGCCTTTTCGTCCTGCCTCTTTTCAATCACCTGTTTCTTGCGCGTTTCATCGTTCCTGCTAAACAGCTCATAAGGCTGATTTGCATACGGCGTAGGCTTAGTGCCTTTCTTCGCAAACGCTCGCAATATAGGAGCAACGTCGATCAATGCCTCGTAAAAATAAGCGCCCTGCAACCACGCATCTTGATTTTTCAAATCCTGTTTTATCTGCGCTGCACGGCGGTAATACTTAACTAAATCGCAATCTTGCTCCCAATACTGCTCATAGGTCATGCCTATAGACAAGTAATACGGAAAAAGCTCATAAAATTTGTCTGTGTAAGCAAAACAGGGGATGGGGCTTCGTTCGCCTCCACCCCCCATGTTTACGGAAGAATGGCCGCTTACCAGCCAGCCTTCCAGCTCAGGTTTCCCTCATCGTTCTCCTGCTCGGGCTCGTCAAGCAGCGCCATAAGCGGCTCGTTGTACATCTCCACAAGTGCGCCTATAAGCTCGTCCTTGTGGTTCAGCTTTGCATAAATTGCGTCAATCACATCACGCTTAACAAAACGATGATGCGCAAGAAACGCACCCGCAAAAAGCGCGGGAAGAAGCGTCATAGGCTTACGCTCCATGTCAGCAACCACAAAGCCGTTTTTCTCCATGAGCTCGATTGTCTTTCGAGTAAATTCCAGTGTATATGTAACGCCGGAAACAGGATCGTTAATAGTAAGCTGTTTTGCCATGATAAATCCTCCTTATCAATTTGGCTTGTAATCAGGTGTCAGAAAAAGCAATAGGTGTAGACGGCGCGATGGTAATAGTCATGCCCACAACTTCATTTACGCCGCCGCCGACGGGATAAACAGAAAGCTCGCCGTCAAAGCTAAACTTGCCGTTAGAACCGTCTGGGGTAACAGTGCCGGAAACCTCCGTGCCGCCAAACCATACCGCATAGCTGGCTTTCTTGCCTTCAAGAGCCTTGAGCGTCTTGAAAGTGGCCATGTCGTAGTTTGCGGAGAACGACAGGCCATCAAGAGACTGAATGCCTGCAATATAGGTCTGCATGTTGTCACTCAGAGTAGTGGTTTCGAGCATTTCGGGCTCGCCGCCGAGATCGGGGAACTCTTTGATATCAACAAGCTTCGACCAGGTATCACCTGTGTCACCTTTCTTCATCAGAAAGACTTTATATGTACTTATCGCCATAATTTACCTCCTATAAAGATTAGTACCGTCCGTTTCTGCCTTGTATCGGGCAACGAGCCGGTAAATTGTCGCATTTTCCATATTTGGAACGGGCGAAAGTGATATTCGCCTAAAATTCTTTGAATACATCAAACTATCGATGAACGTTATAATCTCGCGGCAAGCCGCTTTTTTACCAACGCTTTTGTTGGAATAAACGTTCACCTCATACATCAGCGTCGAAAATTCAACACTACCGCTGTCCATGTGCGCCTGCGTCGTGTAATTGTCCTGCTCGACAATACTCACATAAGGAAAATCAGGCGGAGCGTTTATATATTCGCCGCTTACGATAATGCCGGAGAATTTGTTTCTAAGCGCTTTGGCTATCGGTGTGTATATCTGATTTTCAATGTCGATCATTTAAACACTTCCTTTGCCAAAGCAGTTAAGCTTGCTTCCAATTCCTTTACCGTTTCATACATCGGCATATTTGCCGGATTGCCTTGCGTAATAACAACGGTGCTGCCGTCAGGCTTTTCTCTGACGATACCGTTAGAGCCAGGTTCGCCGTAATAGCCCCATGATGATTGCTTGCCGTGACCCTCTCCGTATTCGCCACGAGCCATACCCAGCTCACCCGCTTGCGGATGATTGTCGGGATAAGTAACGCCTGTACCGAACTCTATAAACAGCGTTGCCGTGCCCGTAGCGACTATTGCCATAGTGTTTCTGTCTCGTTCTTCGATCTTCACCACAACATCATTCGTGCCGTCATAGGTCGCAGTGCCGAACTTAGCGCTCGCCGCGTTGTAACCCATTTTCGCCAAACGCCTCAGAAACTCGCTTGAGCGCTCTTTGAGCCACACGTTGTATTCGTTCACGCTTTTTATCAGCTCCGCAATACCGGCATTAGACAGCGGTACAACGACCTTTTTCACGACACATTCACCTTTTGAATTGCATACGCAATGGCATTAAGCGATTTTGCAACGCGCTTTACAACGTAGTCATAAAGTGGAGTGCCGTCCTCGCTGTATTCAGGCAGCTTATCAACAAACAAAACCGAGTTTTCGTCAATCGGACAAGTCAGGTCGTCGGTAACGATCACCTTGTCATAACCCGCAAAATTACCGAACTGTTCTATCTGTGCCGTCCCTGTAGCTGATGAAACATTAGCTCTTAACTTAACGGCGGGTTTGTAAATCAACCTTGAGCCACCGGTTTCGTTGCCGTATTCATCCTCAACGATTTCCTTGCGGTCATAAAGCTGATACCAAAACGCCATTTTGTTTCGCTCTAATATTTTCATGCGTCACCTCCGAGGGTAGACGCAAAAGGCACAACATCTCTCAACAGCGCAGAAGGGATATCGGCATTGTCATAAGTGCGCGATATTCCATTTTCACTATGTGCCGTCTCCCCTTCTGCACCGCGTTTGTTGATTAGATAAACTGCGATCTCGACCTGAACATACTCATAGCGCTCAGGCACATTCTGCGTAGCAAACGTAAAGGGATATGCTTTCCTGCAAACCTTATCCCCGGCAATTTTAAGGTAAGTGGGCAGAACGCTTTCATCCGTCTCGCCGGTCATAGCTTTAACCATTGCCAGTTTTTCAGTTTCCGTCATACTGTCCACCCCTTTCGTTTAAATGTTTTTATCAGCCGCCGGTAGAGCCAGTGGCTTTGAAATCAGCTGCATTCGCAACAAATACGCTGCGGCTGTAAGTAGGTGCGGTAAACGAGGTCGAAATGCCGGTAAACTTGCCGTGATACCACTCGGGGCCATGATCGAGGCCGATCTGACCAAAGAGCTGGTATTTCTGACCCGCGCCGGTCTTAGCAAGCTCTTCAAGGAAGAAATTGCCCTTGCCGGGAACGGGCTGGAACACAGGGGCAAGAACGTCGAGGTTCAGCAGCAGCGCAGTGCCGCCGGGCAGGTATTCACCGAGGTACAGGTAAACAACACCTATCGGGGTAACGACGCTCGACAGCGCGATACCGTTGATCTCACGAGACGCAGGGACTACCGACAAGCCGTTCTGTACCGCATCAGCGTTAATCTGGAACATGGTAGTTGCATCGCACCACAGGCACAGGCCGGTAGTGGGCGCATTCTGACCATAGATTTTCTTGACCATATCTGCGATATCCCACAGGCCGAGAGGCTTGGACGCCATTGCCTTGGTGTTGGTAGTGATAGCAGGAACGAGACCACGGGTCTTGTTGGCCTTGCTGTCATCGGTGGCCTTGCTATATACGCCATTGATGAAGGTATACTCGATATCGGCATTGATCTTCATCATCTTTGCAGCAACCTGAAAATCGAGCTCGTTCATGGGGTTAGCCTGCTGATTGGCAATATTGATGCCGCTCAGAGTGCCCATGTTCGACTGCTTTGCATAAGAGATGCCTACGCTTTCCTGAAAGATCTGAGTAACGTTCGTTTTCTGCTCACGAGTTACTACAGTTGCGTCAGGCGCAGTAAGCGACGCGGTCTCACTGATAGCAGGCTGGGCGCCGCCGCCGGAAGTGAACTCCTGGCCAGTAACAAACTCAACGTGATTGGTTGTCTTTGCTCTGCCGCCTATAATCGAAGACAGCGGAGTGCGGGTATTACCCTTGTTAAAAAGCATTCCGGAGTAGTTAAGTACCCCAAAACTTGTAGCAAAAGTATCTGCCATAATTGGTTTTCTCCTTTATTCATTCTGAATTTGCGCCTCCGCCTGAGCTTTAAGGCGCGTGTAATACGCAGCCGCCGTAAAATCTCCGGCCTTCTGCGCGTTTGAAATCTTTTCGTCGTAATTTACAGACTCGTTACCGCCCTGACCAGGTGCAGGTCTCGGAGTCTTTTTAAGAGCATCTGCTTTAACTCTTTTCGCGTAATCATCAAGAAACTTCTGATTATTAGCAAAAACCTTTTCGCTGTTGCCCTCTGCCATTGCCTTAGCGGTTTCTTCTGCGAGCGTTTCGTCATAGCCCTGAGCAATGAACTTAGCTTTATACTCAGAAACCTTTTTGCCCTCGCGCAGCTCGTCAAGCTCTTTCTGCATCTGCGCAATGCTGTCAGCCTGTTCCTGCTTCTTGCGCTCGTCTTCAGAAAGAAGCTCATTGTGCTTTTTCTTCCATGAAGAAGCTTCAGAAGCAGCTTTGTCATACAGGTCTTTCTTTACCCAGCCCGTATAGTCAGGTTCAGGCGAGTTATAAGCTTCTAATGCGGAAATTTTCTGCTCGGCGGTCATATTCTCGTAACCGTCGATTTTGCTTACATCGATTTTTGCCATGATGATTACCTCCTGCGTTTTTTAGTCTTCTCTGACTGTGTTTTCTGTTTTTGGTAGGGTTATCTCCCTTTCGCGTTTTAACGTCTTCTCTGACAACTAACGCCTCTCAGCGATTGATTACTTTTTGCTGCTGCCTTTCTCATGCCGACCGCCATCGGCGAGCTTTCACGGGCGCTCCGCAGAGCCCGTGGGCAACAGGAAGGAAAAGAGAATAACAAAAAAAGGAGCTACCGACATCTTTTCGATATCGATAGCCCCTAACTGGCTGTCCCTAATGCCCTATGCAATAGGCTGTTCGTATTTAGTTTTGCTTTTGATCTCCCAAACGCAAATTTTATTGTTCTTTACGCCGATCTCAATTCTGCTGCGTTGGCTCAGTGCCTGCTCTATCGCCGTTATCATCTCCGGCGTTAACTGCATTACCGTTCTCGGTTTTATCTCCATTAGCTATTACCTCCGCAGCCTTTCTCTGCTGCTCTTCCATGTACTCCACGCTCATTCTGTATGCAAGCTGCGGATCACTGAACAGACCGCAGTGTGTAAATGCCAGCACAGGCGCGATTTTAGGATTAGCGAGCATCATAGTCAATACGTTCGCTTTTTCGGTAATGTTCTCGTAATTTCGCCTTGTAAAGCGGATTTCGAGGTTTGAAAGCTTCAGACTCAAATCGCTCAGATCGCGGCAAATGTGCAGCAGCAGCTTAAGAAACTCTTTCTCTGCTTTTTTAAACACAAGCTCCGTGTCTTTGGCTCTCGCCTCAGCGGATGACCAGCCGTCACGCATAATAACAGCTGAGCCGGTGTCCGAAGTCGAAGAACCGCCGTTCCTGTTCGGCATGCCGCAAATCGTCAGCACAGTGTTGTACATGCTGTCAACAAGCGTCTGAGTTTGCGTTTGGTTCATCTCGGAAGTAAGATAATCAATCTCTGCTTTGAACTGAGGATCAATGTCCTTGAATTTGATCGCGCCCTCGTTACGCAGCTTTGAAAAATCGTCACTTGAAATATCAACATTGTGGAAAAGCATAAGCGCCTGAACAAACTGCTCAATGCCGTCAATACGGTTGCTTTCGGTCGTATTTATAGCATCCAAAAGCGGCAGCACAATTTCAAAAGCGCCAAGCCTTGCAGCGTTTGCGGGGTATTCAATGATCGGAATACCGAGTATCTGATCTTCGTTGCGCGTGATAGTGGACAGATTCTCTATCTCATAATAATGATCTCGCGTGTAACAAGAATAAACAAGCGTTCCGTCCTCACGAAGTATATACTTTACGCCCAACAGCGCCGGATTGCCAAGCTCACTTGAATAGACCACAAAAGCAAAACGCGGGTCAAGTGTAAATATCTCAAACGGCGCTTCATCTTCCTCTATGTTCGCATTCGCGTCGGGCAAAATCATCCGATACGATGTGCCGCAAATATGAAACCAATCCGCAAGCTCTTTGTCCTTAGCGGCCTTGTCCTCAGATATCACATAGCTGTTAAGCTTCAGCACCTTAGACGCAATACTCTCCTCGTCATCACGGCTGACGTACTGCACAGGCTCGCCCATAAGATAGCCGACCTTAAACGACACAATCTCATTAGCGCGATTTTCCACGATCTTGTTGCAAATCTCCGGTCTTACGTCCTTGACCCTATGAATAATCGGCTGATCTCCGCAATAATAGCGATAAAGATAGTCAATATCCGCGCTATTCTGTAGGTGCACAAATAGTGCTTTTTTAAGAACATCAACTATATTTTTTGCGTTGATCTCAGCGACATCCGTGTATATAACACGCCGCCCAAACAACATACGTCCCGCTATTTGTGACACCTCCTTTGCTAATTCTTACATTATTATATATTTAATTCTGTGTCAAGCAAAACTATCACACTTTGAATTATTTCTATTATTTGTCATTTAGCGCACTAACAAGGCCGCTTAAACACTTCTACTTTAGCGCCGCTTAAGCTCTGAGCGAATTCCGCAAACATAGCCATTCCGTCAGGTACATCGTCGTGCTTGTTTTTACCAGCTACGGTGTACGAGCAAAGCATATCCATCATCCGGCCGTAGTCCGAGTTTCGCTTATATTTGCTTTCGTCCAAAAACAAGCAGTGCTCTTTGACCCACGCTGAATTTACAATGATTTTTGTTTCCTTATTCGCCGTTGTAAATTTCGTTGTAATGTTGGTACTGCCGCCAAGCCTTTTAACCTCGCCTTGAATTTTCTCTGCCACACGTCGGCCGGCCGAGTTGCTTTCAAAACGGCACATATTGACCTTGTCTCGCACAAGAATATCCGCAAGGCGAATATCTACAGTGTCAGGCAAACCGTTATCGCAGATACAATCGCCGATATAATAATCCTGCCCATACACATAGCCAACAGGCAAAAACGCATAGTCAGCGCCTTTATCCTTAGTATCACATACGCCGATAACAGCGTCCGGCTCCTGCGTGGGCAGTTCAAAGAAACGCCGCAGCTCATCAGGATGATAAATAAGTCCTTCCCTCTCTATCGGCTGGTTCATGTACAGCGCTTTCCAGCTGACAGAGTCCATAATGTCCCGCTGCTCACGATAAAACTTTGTAGTAAACCCTACGCCGTAATCGTAATCAAAATTGCTCTCGTCGTTCTCGTTCATAGCGGGAAAGCGAATGAATTTCGCACGAGGGTTATTCTCATACTCCCGTTCCAAGCGGCCTATAACATCATGTACGCTCCACCGAGTAGCGATATGAAGCTCTTTGCATTTATCGCCGATCTTACGCTGCCGCAAGTCAGTGGTATACGTCTCCCACAGCTTGTCAAGCCGCTCCTTAGAGAGTGCGACTTCAATACCCGACACCAAGTCATCACAGTAAAGCAAATTTGCAGCGCGGTACAAACCGGCGTTTCCTGTGCCTATAGAGGTAAACTCCAGCGTCTCAAAACGCTGACACTTATCAAGATCGATGCGGCAATCCTTAGCGTTTGTGCTGCTGACCTGAACGGCGGGAAATACGTCATGCCAAAGATATTCGCCCTGCGCGTCGAACAGCCTCAAGCACTCATCATACACGCCGCGTACAAACGAGTTGGAGTGACTGCCGGTAAGGTTCGGATGATTCGGATCGCGCCCGGCTATCCACGTAAGCAGGAAGATTGCAAGCGTGGTCTTGCCGACACCAGGGGGTAAGCTCACGGCCAGCAGGTCGAGCTCATCGTCACCGCAAAGCGCCTGTAAAGCGTCAACCACAGGTTTCAGCTGCTTCTTTCGCGGCTGATAAAAGCGCTTATCCGCTTGCCTGTCAAGCTCCATATACGTCAAATAACTGTCAAAATCGTGCGGTGCTTCAAACAGCAGGCACTTACGCCACTGCTCATAAAACGACGCTTTATCTGCGCTCACACGCAGCTGCGCAGCGCACTTTGCCTTTAGCGCCTTGTTAGCAGCGTGAGCCGCTGCGAAATCCTCAGCTTCCCATGCGCGGCAAAGCGAGAAAAGATCCCCGTAAGCTCCCTTATCATCAGGTTTCTTATCAATCGCGGCATTTATAGAACTCGCAAGCTTTTCGTAATTCACTCTAAGCACCCCAATTCTTGATACACTTTAAATATCTTCGGGAATTGAATAGCTATCCAGTCAACCATTTCTTCGTTCTTAGCCCATGATTGATCTGACGCAGCAGCATTCCACTGTAAGCCACTTTCGTTTAAGAATGCATGGATTATCTCATGACGCAAAGTGCAAGCCTCCGAGCTCTTACGCACTTCCTCCCTTTCGTCTTTCCAATCCTCAACCGTAGCCAAATCAAGAATGTAAATCTTACGATCACCGGCACAGCATAACCCGCCGTAATGCATCCTTTCCATATATTCATTTTCGCCCGATCTCACCCGATAAACAGCGTACTTCGAGCCCAAAATATCGACCTTACGAATTAATTTCATAAGCACCTCCGCCAAATAAAAAAAGAGGCTACCCCTTTCGAGATAGCCCCTTAGCTGTCACCCTTGCCCTTGCAAGAGCCTACTTTATAAAATTCTCGGTATCACATACGCTAACAGTAGCGCGATACATATTATCACCAGCATATAACCGATGAGATTGAAAAAGTATTTCATTGCTTATTCATCCTTTAAGATCGCTTCGTGCTTATACCTTATCCCAGTTCATTTCTTTTCTATCTTTTCTTTCATGCGTTGCTCCCATTCTTGCGGGGGATACCCATTTCGTCTTCATACTCCCACATTCTACGGTAAAAAGTATTCCGACTAACACACAGCCGTTTAATAGCATGCGCGGTGGTGATCTCATTCTTATACCACGACGCATGAACGTCTTTCAAAAGTCCCTCGTCAATAGCAATAGGCTTTCTGCCTTTATACTTTCCAGCTGCTTTTGCCGCCGCAATCCCTTCCGCTTGCCTTTGTAAAGTCTGATCACGTTCAAGCTGCGCCATAGCGCCGAACACCGTCAACATAAATTGACCCTGCGGTGTTTCTGTATCAATATTCTCTTTCTGCGAAACGAAAGCTACCTTCTTGCTCTTCAACTGTTCAATCAAGCTCAGCAAATCTTTCGTGCTTCTCGCAAATCGGCTGATGCTCTCGACAATAACAACATCGCCCTCACGCACATAGTCCAGCATAGCTTCCAGTTGAGGACGGCCAGCGCGGCTTTTCCCACTCGCCTTTTCAATATAAATTTTTTCAACGCCGAGTTCCTTCATCAAAATCTCTTGGCGAATAGTGTTCTGCTCCTCTGTCGATACACGAACATACCCAACTTTCATTATACCCATGCTCCTTTGCGTTTTTGTCTATTACACAATACCATATGCAACGTTATATGTCAATACTTTTTGTGCCCAAAATTTCATAAATAAATCTCTTTTTTATTTTTTGCGATTTTTGAAATAGCGTGTAAGGCAAACTG